TTTACCACAGAAGCACCGTCCAGCATGGCAACAACGCCACGGGCGCGCATATCTGCGCCAATCTCGGTGTGGTCAAATTCAACGGCCTGTTTCAACAGCGCATAGGTGGCCGGGGTGACGATCAGGACGCGGTCGGTCTCGGGTACTTCGGCATCGTCCAGCGCCTGAGAGCCAGCAAGGACAGCCTGGTAAATATTCGACTTGGTCAGCGCAGCGGCGGCGGGCTTGGTGCCTGCGCCGTCGGTCATGACCTTGTACACGTTGGTGTCAACCTCCGGCACGACCACCTCGCGCAGCTCACGGGCCAGGGCGGTGCCTGCTTCAAGCTGGCCCTGGGTCTCGTCCTCGTCCAGGCGATCCACGTTGAAGATGAAAGAGCGGTCATGCTTCAGCAGCAGTTCTTCGGTGGTGGCGGACAGGTCAAGCAACTGACCATAGCGAGACAAAGACTCGCTACTATCCTCCGGGGCTGCGCTGCGGTTGCGGGCGTAGTCGTTCATGGGCGTGGTGCTGATCTTGTACAGCTTGATAGCGTGCGCGCCCGTCCAATCGTAATCGGTGTTGGTCAGCAGAAAGGTCTTGCTTTCGGCTTTAAAAAGTTCGTCAGTTTGGGGTGCAAATTTAGTGGTAAGTTCAACAGACATATATACAACCTCGTTTAGTAACTGAAAAATTGTGGCTTTTTGGGTGTATGCTTATTACCACGACTAAACGCGGGCGACAAATCCGTTGTGTGGCGCTGTGCTGTAGGGATATTCCCAATAGCGCCAGCGGTGCCACCGTCCCTTACATTGGGGTAGGCAGGCGCGGAAAACTTCAAGATCTCCTGTGCCTGGGCGGTGCAGGCTTCCTCGGTCTCGCCGGTCAGCAGAGCCGCCGGTACGCCGGTAGCAGTAGAAACGCGCTGCTTCATCTCGCGGCGGTCGCTGTCGGCTTTCATGGCATCAAGCTGCTGCTGCAATGCAGCGGCGCGGCTGTCTGCTTCATCGGCGCGGCCTGCCTTGCCTTTCAGATCGTCATAATCAGCATACTTTGCACGCTCACGGGTCAGACGGTCGGCCACAATGGCGTTGACCTCGTCCTGTGTAAACGTGCGGGGTTCCTGCTGTGCGGCAGCAGTGCCGTTTACTTCCTGGTTTACAGTTTCGTGCATGGTGTTATCCTTTCCCGGCTTTACCGCTGCCGTAGCGTAATCTATGCGAAAAGCAGCTTTTGCCGCTTTCTGCCATCTGCTTAAAAATGCCCCGTGTGTAAATCGGCGCTGGACGGGACGCGGTCGCCAGGCCCTGGCCCCGGGGTACTCCCCCAGGGGTGCAGATACCGCCAAAAACGGCCGTTTTTTGCATAAAACAAGCCATTTTTTAGGCATAAAGGCACATAAGCACAGGGAAAGATTAAAGCCAAAAGAACGCCCTAAACCGTAAGGTGGAAGTAAGCGCCGCCCGAAGCGCTTATTTTGTTAGAGGTGAAGGAGAATTTAACCGCAAAAAAACAGACGCAAGAAAAGGCTTTAACCTTTCCCTGCGCCTGTGTGGCTTACCTGTTGGCGGTACTCTGTGATATATTTATTTTACCACAAACAAAGTCTTTCTGCAAGTGATTAAACACCACCCCCTAAACGATTCGGTTTGTCGGGGGTATTTCGGCGCTGGACGGGACGCGGTCGCTTGCTCAGGGGCCGGGGGTACTCTCCCAGGGGGGCAGATACCAACAAAAGCAGCTTGTCTTGTATAGTCTAATATAATTCAGCAATTTTACTTATCTTCGCGCTTGGTTTTGCTGCAAGTCGTTAAATACCACACTTTTACCCCGCCGGGGCTGGCGCTGGTATGCTGCCGTGCATCCGGCACAGTCTGCATCAGTTCTGCACGGACACGCTCAAAGCTGGCAGCCTCTGCTGCTGTATATGTAATGCGTATCTTCAAAGTTATTCATTCCTTTCGATGCTCATGCCATCCTCTTGCATGAGTTTATCATATACGGCAACGCGTTCGCTGACTGTATCGGCAAACATAGCAGCCGCCTGGTATATGCGTCCAGCTTGCCACACAGCGCATAAAGCACTTACTATTGCTTCATTGTGTCTGCAGCCTTTTATGCTGTGTTGGTACTCTGCCATGAATACCGCCTTGGCCTGGATGCCTGTACAAAGCCTTTCATTGCTAACAGCCGTATATCATCAACAGAGCAGCCACATATTGCGGCAATGCTTTTCGGTGCAGCTACAAAGCCGTCATCATCGGCTCGCATCCCTAAATGAAAATACAGCGCCTGGGTGCTGGATGGCATTTCAAGAAAGCGATCTGTGTCAACGATAGAAAGGCTAAACATTCTGCGATTTGCCATCAGCCCGCCGCCTTTTTATGGTCGAAAAAATACTTGTAGTACTCTTCTGGCGGAATGTTCAACGTTTGGGCAATTTTTTCAATCTGCCACGCATCAAAGGGCTGTGCGCCGGTCATGCGGGCGGTCATGGTACTTGATGCCATACCGGCTGCGCGGGCAACCTCATTCTGTGACATTTCGCATTGGGCAAAACGCACACGCAAATTATAGAACGGTTTACACATGGTTTGATTCTCCTTTCAGCCTGCGCCTTTATACACGCGCACGGGCGTGAACTGTGTGTTATGTAAAAAATCGAATTTTCCCTGCAAAGATGGTACTTATACTACGCGCGCGAGGAAAACGCATAACGGTCTGCTCTCATCCACCCCGCCGGGGCTGTGGGAGTCATCGGTAAGAGGCTTCGACTTCGTCGGCCAGTGCGGCGGCCTGGGCCTGTTCGGCAGGGCTGGCAACGTTGCCCAGATGCTGGGCATAGAAGCTCAGCGCGGCAACGATCAACTGCCGCTCGTGGTCGGTAGCATAAAGGACCATCATACATACACCCCCTTTAACTTCTCGCTGAACTCCTGTTCAAGCCGGGCCTGTTCGGTCACGATCTGGCGCAGCTCGGTAATGCGGTTATCTGCCACACCTGCACGGACGCAGTCTGTAACAGCCTGCTGCAAGGCGGCGCTTAGTTTGTGGTAGTATTTCGGGTTTTGCATTTCAACCCCTTTGCCGGGGCGCTGCACCGGCTTTCCGACAATGTACTGGATAGAATCAGCGGTAAGTGCAATTTCATCAGTTAAGTAGATCATTTTGCAAGTTCCTTTCTGCTTTCGCTCTTAAATGCGCGGGAAGCCCTGTTTTTTGGGGGCTACGGCGTTTTTCTTGGGTGGGGGTATATAACTTCATTACCGAGGCATACAACCCCTAAATGTGCGGCTAGATTTTGGTACTGTCTAATTTTGCTTAACTCTCCGGGATAATGATTTCTTCCGGCTCACAGTTCAGGGCGCGGGCAATACGTACAACGGTAACGGCCTTACAGCTGCCACGGCGGCGAATTGTGTAATAGTTCTGCGGTGTCATCTTCATTGCAGCGGCCAGCATTGTCTCAGTCATGCCTTGCTTTGCGGCCATGAGTTCTATTTTGGCGGTATTGATTTTCATTGCATTTCACCTCGTTTCTTTGTAAGTCATTTGACTTCATTAAGTATTATATATCAGTCATACGCTAAAGTCAACAGTAAATTGCAATCTTATGATTGATTATTTTGTATTTATGTGGTATTTTATATATGGGGTGATATTATGTCAACTGGTGAAAACATAAAAAAAGCGCGTATAAACGCAGGTTTAACACAAAAAGAACTGGGCGAACGTCTCGGCATAACATCGCAGTCAATAGCCCAATGGGAAACCGGACGGCGTGGTCCAAAATATGAATCATTGCAAAAACTATCAGAAGCTTTAGGCGTTCCCGTTTATACGCTTATGGGAATCAGTGAAGAAAGAGAACGCGCCCCCATCCCTCCGGGCTTTGAGCCGCTCCCTAAAGTGGTTTCTGTGCCGCTTGTCGGTGCGATCGCATGCGGCACCCCCATACTTGCCGAGCAGAATATAGAAAAACGCATAGGCATCCCGGAAGAATGGCACGCAGATTTTGCACTCACCTGCAAAGGCGATAGCATGGCCCCGCGCTATCTGGACGGGGATATAGTTTGCATACGCCAACAGCCGAGCGTTGAAAACGGGCAAATAGCCGCCGTGCTGATCGGGGAGGAAGCAACCTTAAAGCGCTTTTATCAGGACGGCGACCTTGTGACGCTCGTGCCCATCAACCCCGCTTATACGCCGCTTGTTTACCGTGGCAGTGAGCTTGACAGCATCAGCATAGAGGGCCGCGTTGTCGGTTTCTGCCGGGGTGAGTGACCCGCCGGGGCCGCATCAGAGCAGCGCAGACGCAATGCAGCGTGTCCACATTGGACACATCCCCGCCGGGCACACCGGCCCCAAATTTTAATAGCAGGGTGATTCTATGAAGATTTATACTTTAATCGGCGGTGTCAACGGCGCAGGCAAGTCAAGCCTTACCGGATCATTGCGGGCCGAGCGGTCAGACCTCGGCCAGATCGTTGACCCGGACGCTTTAACGGCCCGCTGCGGCGGTGATGAATACGAGGGCGGCAAGCTGGCCGTTGATCGCATCGAGACAGCACTTGCCGAAGGCGTAAACTTTACCCAAGAAACAACGCTTTCGGGCGGCTATCCTAAGCGCCTGTGCCGTCGGGCGAAAGAAGCCGGGTATTATATCCGCCTGTACTATGTGGGCCTTGACACAGCAGAAGAAAGCCTCCGCCGCATCAAAAACCGCGTAGAGCGCGGCGGGCATGACATACCGGCCAAGGATGTGCAAGACCGCTTTGCGCATCGCTTCACCGATGTTGCAAAGGTGCTGCCATACTGTGACGAAGCAAAGTTTTTTGACAATAACAACGGCTTTGTGCTGGTGGCCGAATACCGCAACGGGCAGCTTTTGCCGGTTGGCAATTACCGCCCGCAATGGCTCTGCCAGCTGATCGAGAGCCTATAAACAGAAAAAACCGCCCACGGTTGCAGCCGTGAACGGTTTTGAATAGATGCTCACCCCAAAAGAGGAATAAGCCCCCAAACAAGCTTATTATACCTCTTTTGGGTGGGCTTGTCAAAGTGTACCCGAAGGAGGTTTTACTTTATGGGAAAACGAACAAACACAGCCCGATGGACGGGCAAAATGTGGCGAATTGATGTCCAGCAGGACGGAAAGCGCAAGAGCTTCTACAGCAGCCGCCCGGGCCGCACCGGCCAGCGTGAGGCCAATGCCAAGGCAGACGCCTGGCTAGATGATGGCATAGCCGCCAGAGCGCCCAAGGTGGCCGATGCGGGCAAGCTGTGGTTGCATGAGGTGGAAGTCACGACCTGCACGACTAACTACCGCCCCACAGAAAGCCGCTGGCGCAACTGGATACTGCCCGCCATCGGCACACTAAGGGTAAACAAGCTGACAGACCAGGATTTGCAAGAAGTCATAAACAACGCATACACCGCCGGGCGGAGCCGTAAAGTGCTGAAGCTGCTGGCCGCAGATATGCGGGCATTCTGCAAATACTGCCGCAAAGCAAAGCTGTCTGCATACATTCCAGAGGATTTAAAAATTCCCGCCGGGGCGCGGTACAAAGGTAAGACCATCTTGCAGCCCGCCGACCTGGTAAAGTTGTTCAATGTGGACACAACCACCTACCGGGGCCAGACTGTGCAGGATGAATACATAAATGCCTACCGCTTCCAGGTCTTGACCGGCTTGCGCCCTGGTGAACTGCTGGGCCTGGACTGGGCAGACATCCACGGCAACACGGTCAATGTGTGCCGGTCAATCAACATTATCGGGGAAGAGACGTGCGGCAAGAATGAAAATGCGGTGCGCTCGTTCCAGTTGTCCACGCTGGCCCGGCACGTCCTGGAGGAACAGCGGGAAGCCACCGGCGGCGTTGGCAGCGTGTTTCACATCCTCAACGAGCAGCAGTATTACCGCCGCTGGAAAGCATACTGCACCGCCAACGGCCTGACACAGTGTAGCCTATACGAACTGCGTCACACTTTTGTTTCTGTGGTTAAGACCCTGCCCGCCGGGGAAGTCAAAGACCTCGTAGGCCACAGCGAGGACATGGACACCTTTGGCGTATACTCCCACGCTCTGACCGGGGACGCTGAAGATACTGCCCAGGCGGTCAACGGTGTGTTCCTGCAAGTCTTGAAGAACGCCTAACCTATACCGCACTTTTTACCGCACACTTGATTTTTACAGCGTCCTGCGCCGCTCTCACAGCAGAGCGGACAACCGCAAGGACGCTTTTGTTATGCGGGTTTGCGAGTACAACTATACAACACAGCACCGCTGAATATTGGTTCAAATCCCTTCATCCGCACCAAAAGCCTGTGACAAAAAAGATGTCACAGGCTTTTTTCTTTGCCGTACCGTCAAAAAATGGCGATTTCGCCAACCGATTTTTGGACGCGGTTTTACAGTGTTGTCCAATCATTTCAGGGCGGTTTTCCCAACTTGATGCCCACTTTTCCTGCCGTTTTCCGGAATTTGGCAGGGGAGGGGGCAATTTTTTTGAGAAAAAACAGAATAAATCCTGCTGTTTTCAGAATGTTTTCAATTTCCCCGTAGCCAATTTCCTGTTTGCGCGGACATTTTACAACCTCGAAAAAAATATCTCGAAACTGGCGGACCTGCTCGGTCATTCCAGCATCGAGACGACAAGAATTTATATCATGGAATCCGGCGCAGAACATGAGCGTCTACTCAATAAAATGCACCTTCTATTGTGAATTTGACGAAAGCATAGTTCCGTTCCTGTCGTTAACAAAAGTTAACATTTAATAAACGTCCGTTCGCGTTTTAAATACCAAAAATGAAAAAGTAAGTAAGAAAAAGTTGTTGGGCAAGCGCTGAAATTCCGCGCCTAACAGTATTTCTATGTGCACTTTTTACAATTTCAACAAAATTGTGTACTTTCCCTTGCCTTTTTCACCTTTATGTGCTAAAATTAGCACCAGTTAATCGATTTGGAATCGCTACCCCCTCCCTGTTAATCCATTGTAACTTCTTTTTGCAATTTGTTTTGTTATATGTAGTTAACATGCAATTAACAGAATATGCTTCTGTTTTTCTTTGCTCGCTGCACGCTGAAATGACCGGAACACAAATATTGCAAGGACGATGCAACTTGACATCTGAAATTGTGGGTAATCGCTTGCACAAGTGTGGGCTATGTCTGCCTGGTGGCAGCCAACAGCGATTGTGGTTCGCACAACATTTTGGTTGGAAAGCTAATTGGGCAAGATGGCCGCTCCATTGTCGGCAATAAAAACTTCAAACCACTTTGTATGTGGTGCGTAGCCTAGAGGGTATCTGAAAAATCCCCAGCACTGTCTAATTCTACCGGGGCATCCCCGCACAATTCTCGGCTTAAGCCTAAAGCATCGCTGCGACGGCCGCGGCACATGATCAGCGTTGAGAAAATGCTCGGCAATCCACCAAGGATTGCCTCAGTTTGTCAAAGAACCCCATCATCAAGCAGCGCAACAGCCGTCCGCGGCTTCAAAAATCCAAAAATATTTCCCAAAAGCTTGCAAGCAAAGGCGTTTCCA